GCGTGATCTGAACAAGCGCGAACACACCAAGCACCTGCTGCGCCTGCGTCACCCCACGGCGCTCAAGAACGACGAGGGCCACGGTGAGATCATCCTGCTGAACTCGCACGACGGCACGAGCTCGTTCCAGTTGATGTCGGGCTTCTTTCGCATGGTGTGCGCCAACGGCATCATCGCAGGTGACGTGGCCGCAGATTGTCGCGTGCGTCACACCGGGCGCGTGGTTGACGACGTGGTGGACGCGTCCTACCGCGTGATCGACGAGCTCAACGCCGTGGGCTCGCGCATCAACGACTACAAGGCCGTGACGATGGATCGCCCCCACCAAGAGCTCTTCGCACGCGCCGCGTTGGCACTGCGCTACGACGACGGTGCCGCGCCCATCACCTCGGAGCGCCTGCTCACCCTGCGCCGCTGGGACGACAACAAGGACAACCTCTGGACGACGTTCAATCGTGTGCAGGAGAACATGATCAAGGGCGGCGTGCAGGGTCGCACAACTAACGGTCGCAACATGTCAACGCGTGCCGTGGGTGGCGTGACCGAGAACGTCAAGTTGAACAAGGCGCTCTGGACGCTGGCCGACGAATACGCCAAGCTCGCAGCGTAAAAACAACAGGGGGCTCGCCCCCGTTTGCATCCAACAGCTTTACAATGTAAACTGTAGTTTCAGTACCCAAACACGACAAACACGGAGCCTTAAAAATGAACTTCACCCCCTCAGCAGTCGACCAGCTCGGTCTCCTCCTCGCCCAAATCGCCGACCTCACCAAGCAAGCCGACGCCATCAAGAAAGTTGTCAAAGAACGCGGTGCCGACGGCAACCTCGAAGTCGATGCCGACGGCGTCGCGTTCGTGGAAGGCTCGTTGTTTCGCGCGACCTACAGCGAATTTAACAGCACCATCTTCGACAAGGAAAAGTTCGTCAAGCAGTTCGGCGAGGCCGAGTACGCCAAGTACACCAAGCAGTCTGCCTCGTTTCAAGTTCGCGTCAAAGCCCGCAAGTAAACCAACCGCCCCCTCGGGGGCTAAGGCACCCAACATGAACTACGAGCAACTGATCGCGTCGTACCCCGACGACCTCGCCAAGCACGCAGTGTGCACAGGCTGGAACGCGGCCAACACCGTCATGATGAACGCGATCATGAACCAGATCACCGTCGCCACCGAGGCCGGGAACTACTCAACCGCCTCGACGCTCTTCAGACTGCTCGACAACCTGCAGTCCACGCTCGCCATCAAGCGGGTCTAACCATCGCGCGCAAGAGCTCGACCTGCGTCGTGCTCTTTTCCCCCAGCCGCGCCAACACCACCTCATCTGTCGTACCCGCCACAACGAGGTGGTGGATAAAAACCGGCCTTGTCTGACCCTGACGGTGCAACCTCCCACAAGCCTGAATGTACTGCCCAAGGCTCGCCGGGAGTGTGAACCACACCGCGATACTCCCCCCGTGCTGCAGGTTCAAGCCCGCCCCACACGAGTCAGGGTGCGCCAAGGCGACCTTCTGCAAGCCGGCGTTCCACCTGTCAACGTCCAGCAGCTCGGCACCCGTGGCGGCCTGTATCCGGTCGATCTCGTGCCTGTAGCCGTAGAACACCAGCACCGGGTTGCCGTTGGCACCCTCAATCACATCCTGCAGGCCGGCAAGCTTCACGTTGGAGAACACATGTACGGCTTTATCCTCGTCGTAGATCGCCCCGCCCGAGAGCTGGTGAAGCTTGCCCCAGAGCACCGCGGCGTTAGCCGCCGTGATCGGTTCACCGTTTGAGATGGGCAGGAGCGCATCGCGTCTGAGCTGCTCGTAGACCCTGAGCTCACCGGGCAGCATCTCGACCACCGTGTTGCTGTCAACACGCTCAGGCATGTCCAAGTAATCCTCAGCACGCATGGCCACCGTGATGTCCTTGACCCTTGCGTGTATCTCCTTTTCTGCGTTGGGACGGGGTGCGAGGCTCCAGCCCATGTAGTCGCCCACAAAGAACGCGTTGGTGTAGCCCGTGTAGGTCTTGCCCAGCCTCTCGCCCCTGTCAGCCAAGTAGCACTGGCTCCAGAGCCCCAGCAAGCCCTCTGAGGCCGGTGTGGCACTCAGGAGTATCACCCGGTCAAACTTAACGCGCCTAAGCGCCTTAAATCGCGCCGTGGACGGGCTCTTGAACCCCTGACTCTCGTCCACCACCAAAACATTGAACGGCCAACGATCCTTGAGCTCGTCCACCAGCCACTTCACGTTGTCTCGCCCGATCACCTTGACCGCGCACGGTGTCCTGAGCGCCCTTAGTCGCTGCGCTGGGTTGCCCTTGATCACCAGCATCGGCATCTTGGGTGCCCACAGATCGCGCTCGGCCTCCCACACGTGCTCAGAAACACGCTTAGGAGCCACGATCAGCACTTGGATAGGCTCACCCCTTGCCTTCATCATCCGAAGCGCCTGCAGGGTCGCTGCGGTCTTGCCCAGCCCCACCTCCGACCAACACATCGCCCCGCGGTGCTCCACCATGTGCTCGGCCATCCTCAACTGATAATCGTGCAGTTTCATCTAAGAATCCTTTAACCTCATCGTGCCCATACAGTACCCGGGCATCAAACCCCAAGTCACCCAAAACCTTCAGCCGGTACTTTTGCAACTCACTAAGTTTTCCTGTGCCTGTCTTCAACTCGATGAACGTCACCCGCCCGCCCGGCATCAAAACCAAGCGATCAGGCCACCCCGCCGAGGCCGGGCTGACGAACTTCACCGCCAGCCCACCAAGCCGCTTTATACCCCCCACTAAACGCTTTTCTACGTCCTTTTCCATGTCACCCATGACACTATGACCAGCTTTGCTAACTCTATATAGGAAGTATGTAGTGTGTTACCACCTAACATCACAGTTACCCTATATAAAATATATATAAATATAGTGACATAGGTGACATGTTCCCTATGATGACACCTAATGTCACTACCCCCCTTTCATGTCACCATATAGTGACATGAAAGCCCTTTTTTGCCTACTTTTTACACCGCATGTCACCATGTCACCCCTACGGTGACATACGCCGACAGTTTTTAACCATGTCACCATACCTCGCCCCCAACGTCCACAACCCCCATTGCCTTGCTCAGCGGCACGGCCAGATAGCGGCCAGTGGACAGCCGTTTTTTGAGCCCACCGTTCAACTTCAGCACCGCCGCACCCGCCAAACTGGTGTCCCTTTTACTGGGGCTCCTCACGTCCAGCCACCTCAGAATCTCTGAGGCGCTCATCCATTTACACCGCGTTTCGCTAAAATCCGCCCACGCCAAGCCGTCCGTTATGAGCTCCACAATCGGGTCGGACTGCTCAAACTGGTTGTTATGCACGCTCACCTCGCCCATCTCCGACTGGCTAAGGTAGTGCACCTCGCCAGCCTTCCAGAGCGCCAGCACCTCCGCCCAGAGCTGCTGCATGTCGATCGAGTGGTCGTGCACGACAGCACTCACCGGGATCACCCAGAAGCGACTGTTGCCCGTGGGGTCACCCAAGAACGTCTCGTCGTTCACCGAGGCCGCGAACACCGTGCGCCGGGCGTAGCGCGAAGACGCCGCGGCATAGGGCCTGCGTATCTCGTCCACCGTCTGGGTGAGGAAGGCCTTGAGCGCCGCGATGTCGCTCTTCTTAAACGTCGCATCAAGCTCACCCAGCTCAGCCAACCAGCCCGAGAGCACGTTCATGAGCGAGTCCTTGTCGTGCACGTTCAGGCTCTTGCCGGTGTTGACTAGGTTCAAGTTCGCCGGCACAAGCGAAGTCAGCCACCGGGTCTTGCCGATGTACTGCGCGCCTTGGAGCACCAGCACGCCACGCGCCATCACCCCGTCGGGCGAGTAGGCCGCGGCAATCGCCGAGAGCGCCCACTTGCGCATGAGCAGCTCCTTGCGCCCGCGCTCGATGGCCTCGGTCACCTCCACCAGCGTGTCGTACCAGCTCTGCAGCCGGCTCACACCGTCCCATGGCTTGCTACTCACCCACTCGACCACCGGGTTGTAGACGTTCATGTCGGCGATCGTGGTGACGATGCTCTTCAGGTACTGCGTCCTGATCTCGGCCTTGTGGCACATCGAGCGGATCACCGTGAGCGAGGCCTCGGCCGCGTTGTCCATCGTCCAGCCCGCACCGGGCACGAGGATCTCGTCGTGCTTGTTGATGCAGTTGTAGCGCACGACTATCCCCGCGTTCTGGCAGACCGCTGCCACGTTCTCAATCGTCTGCTGGGGCGCGCCCTCGGCGTTCATGTCAGGCAGCGCCACCTGCGCACGCCGTGGGCGCATCATGCGCCGGATGTCGGCAACTGGCATGTTCGCCCCCAGCTCAATAAAGCGACGCCTGAGCGCCTGCACGAGCGCGGCCTGCTCAACCTGCCCAACGTCCAAACCGATCTCTGCCGTGAGCGCCTCCAAATCTGTTAATGCGGCCGCCGCGATGCGCTCCGACCAACTGGCGACGGCCGCTGTCTTTTCCGCGGCAATTTCTGGCAGGCCCTCGCACATCCTGATCATGGCCAGCTGCGAGGGGTGTGACTGTATCTGGACCAGATCGAGCGGGTCAGCGCCCTCATCGAGGTGGCCGAACTTGTGCACGCGCACCAGATCAAAGACGTTGACCGCGCGCCCCAGACACGGGTCGGTCGCGTGCTTGTTGACCACGTGCATACGGTCGTCGCTGATAAAGGCACCACCCACTGAGCCGCCACCGGCCTTGTAGGTGAGCCGGCGCTCGTTGTCATCCATCTGGAAGCGGAACTTATCCGACAGCCAGCGCACGATCACCTCCTCGACACTGAAAGCACGACAGAACGCGCCCACCACGCCGGGCTTCTCACGCGGGTCGCTCATGGCGTAAGACGACGAGCCCTCGTACTCGGGCACCATCACGGACGACACGTCAATGCCTACCGAGTCGAACCAGCCAGACGACATACCCGAGCGAGCCTCAACGGGGTCAGTCACGCCAGCCTCGAACACAGGGGCGGCTGTGTAGTGCGCCTGCACGGGGTTAAAGACCGAGTGATCAAGGCCTGCGATGCCGATACCCCACGCACGCAGCTGAGCGCTCGTGCGAGGCTCGGCCAACCAGAACCACACGTGTGCCTTGAGTACGCCGGGTGTGCGCCCTGCAGACGACGAGAGCTGCCACCAGTAGCGCACACCAGCGAACGCAGGCAGCGTGGCCTCGATCCACGCGTCGATCGCCTCCTCAGGTGCGCCACCATGCTCGAAGTTATCAACGTCAAACATAACCGCGTGCAGCGGCTGATCGGTGAAGTTAACCAGCGCACGTCGCACGTACCCCGGGTACTCCGAGGGCTCAGCGAGCTCGTCACCCACGTAAGCCCCGCGTATCAGGCACACGTCGGGTTTACCCTCAATCCTCTTGAGCATCGCGCCGAGCTCGTCTAAACTTGCGACCTGCTCGCGGCGCATCTTAAAGTGCTTGGCGTCCTCGTAGCCATCGATCGTACCGTCTTGTTTCCATAACTTGGTCATCCTGCGACCGTTCATCGTTTTAAGCAACGTTATCGTGTCTGTCATATCAAACCTTGTAAGTGAATTTCTTACCCGCGGCCAAACTCAGCGCTGCTGCGAAGCGCTCCGAGGGCTTGCGCTTCCCGTGCGCGATCATTCCAAGATAGCTCATGCTACTGTGCACGCCAAGCGCAAGATCACGCTTTTGCTGCGCAGTCAGCGAGGCATAATACTTACTGAACTTGAACATACAAAACCTCCGAAAGAGCAAAAATATTAACACAGTTAAAATCCGTGATACTATTTAAATTCATCAACACGGAGAAACACAAATGTTTACGATCAATATCCAAGCCCAGACAATTGAAGAGCTACGCCGCAAGGTATCTGATTTAAGTAGCGCGATATCCACGATTAGTAACGCAGTGATGGTAGCTGACAAGCCACCAGTCGAAGAGGCAGAAGAACCCAAGCCCAAGGTCGCCAAGCCACGCAAGAAGGCCGAGCCCGAGCACATCAGTGTCGAGGATCTGCAGGCGCTGTGCGTGACCACGGCCGCGGAGGTTGGTAGCCCCGCAGTCAAGGCGATGATCTCGTCCTACAGCACCGGCGGCATCAAGGCCATGACCGACGAGCAGCGCGACGAGCTGGCCGCCAAGCTGAGCAACCGCCATGAGTGAGCACGCCTACCTCGGATGCTCTAAGAGCCACCAGTGGCTGAACTGCACGCCGAGCGTGCGGCTTGAGTCGCACTTCCCAGACGAGCAGAGCCCGTATGCGGCAGAGGGTCGTCTTGCGCACGAGCTCGGTGAGCGCGCGCTGGTGACAGGCAAGTCTGCCAACGACATGTCAGGTGACGACAGCCAAGAGATGCGCGACGCGGTGCAGATCTACCTTGACTACGTGCGCTCGATCAAGCACGAGCACATGCTGGTGGAGGTTAAGTTAGACGTGAGCCCTTGGGTGCCAGAGGGCTTTGGTACGAGCGACTGCGTGCTAATCAACGATCGCACGCTACACGTCATCGACTACAAGCACGGCAAGGGTGTCGCCGTGGACGTTGAGAATAATTCACAGGCCATGCTCTACGGCTTGGGTGCGATTAACGAGTACGACTTGGTGTACGGCCCGTTCACCGACATCGTGCTCCACATCGTGCAGCCACGTATCCATAACATCAGCTCGTACGCCACCAACGTGGACGCACTCCTTGCGTGGGGCGAGACGGTTAAGCCAATTGCCGCGATCGCGTTTAAGGGCGAGGGCGCGGCCGTTGCAGGTGACCACTGCCGGTTCTGCAAGGCGCGTCACTCGTGCCGGGCACGCGCTGACATGATGATTGCAACCGTGTCTGACCAACCCGCAGGCGAGCTCATGGCCGATGCAGAGCTTGCGGCACTCTACCCCAAACTTGCTGGCATCGTTGCGTGGGCTAATGATTTGCAAGACCAAGCGCTCAAGCGTGCAGAAACTGGCGTGAAGTTGCCGGGTTTGAAGTTGGTCGAAGGTCGCAGCGTGCGCAGTTGGTCAGACGACGCGAAGGTTGCGCAGAAGTTGCTAGAAAACGACTTTAAGTCGGAACATATCTATGCTACAAAGCTGCTTGGAATAGGTGCCATCGAGACCCTCGTTGGCAAGAAGAAATTTACCGAGTTACTTGGTGATTTAATTACCAAGCCGCCCGGTAAACCCACGCTGACAACGATCGAGGACAAGCGATCGGAACTCAGCACAAACGATGCAGCGCTCGCCGAGTTGCTGCGTTCTTAAACACGTTAAAAAGGTATCTATATGGCAACCGCCGCTAAAATCCAAGTCACACGCTCTTCACGAGTTAACTCACCCAAAGCACGTGCGTCCTACCCGCACATCTTCAAGCCCACAGCCTTCCAAGGCGAGGGTGACCCGAAGTACTCGATCAGCCTGCTCGTGCCCAAGGCCGAGAAGAAGTTTATCGAAGACCTGCGCGCCGCTCAGGACGCCGCGGTGAAGGAGCTCTACCCGACCAAGGTGCCCACGAACTTTGAGCGCTGGGGTATCACCGACGGCGACGAGGTCGACGACCCTGCGGCCAAGGGCAACTGGGTGATCAAGGCGAGCAACAAGCAGCGCCCACGCATTGTGGACGCCAACAGTGCCGAGATTCTCGACGAGCTCGAGGTCTACGGTGGCTGCTACGTGCGCGCCAGCTTGAACGCCAAGGCCTACGGCACCTCGCAGAAGGGTGGCGTGACGCTCGAGCTCAACGTCGTGCAGAAGGTTGCCGACGGCACACCGTTCGGTGGCGCAGCCAAGGCCATGACCGACGCGGTCAACGAGCTCGGTGCCTACGAGGCGTCAGGCGAGGACTGGTAAAGTCATTACAGGTCGCCGGGCACCTGAACCCAAAGCCCGGCACCAACACGCATGGGGATTGCTGGCTGACGAGCAGCATCAGACTGAGTCCAAAGGGCTGTGACAAGGCCAGCCACAGTTTGATGTATAAAAGGCAGTCCCTAGCCGTGTTGGTGTCAAGTGTTAGCGACTTGATTGTGTGCTTGAAAAAAGCTTGCAGCTCCTTAAACCCTGCTTTATGGGAAACACAACATGACACCTCGGAAAGACGAGGACCAACACGCATGAGGATTGCCGTAACCACAGAGCAGCAAGTCGCAAGACCCTATGCCCGAATAGCAGTCCTCAGCCGTGTTGGTATGTGAAAGCAGATGCTGTGGTGATGGGTAGCGCCCAGCAGCCATTCTAGATAGTCGCTGAGAACAGCTTGCCACGGTGCAGCGAGTAGTATGCCAACAACTAAAACGGAGAACACGATGAAAACGGTCGCACTGGATATTGAAGTCTACAGGGATTACTTCCTCGTCATGATGAAGGACGAGCAGAAGACCATGTACTACGAGATGTACGAAGGGCACGACCTGAACCGCGACGCACTGCGCAGCGTGCTGGGCAAGGTCTGCGTGGTGACGTTCAACGGCAACGGCTACGACATGCCGCTCCTGAACGCAGCGCTCGAGGGCGCGAGCTGCCACGAGCTCAAGGAGTACTCAGACAACATCATCGTGCACGACATACGGCCGTGGGAGCTCGACCTGCGCGCACCCAAGGGTGTGAACCACATCGACCTGATCGAGGTCGCACCGGGGCTCACGGGGCTTAAGACCTACGCCGGGCGTATGGGCGCACCCAAGATGCAGGATTTACCCATCGAGCCCTCGGCCAGCATCACGCCTACCGACCGCGTGGCGTTGCGCGAGTACTGCGAGAACGACCTAGATGTCACGCTCATGCTCTTTAAGCGCCTGCAGCCCCAGATCGCGTTGCGCGAGAAGCTGGGCGACCAGTACGGACAAGACCTGCGCAGCAAGTCGGATGCGCAGATTGCAGAGGCCGTGATCAAGGCCGAGGTGCACAACGTGACCGGTAAGCCCGTTGGCAAGCCCCGTGTGAGCATCGGCAAGGTGTTCAAGTACAAGGCACCCCCATTCATCCAAGACAGCGCCACGCTCGATTTCGTGCGCGCGTGTGACTTCGTGATCGCTGAGAGCGGCTCACCCAAGTGCGAGGCGCTCGATAACTACAAGGCAGGCACCTACCGCATGGGGATCGGTGGCCTGCACAGCACAGAGAGCGCAATCTCACACATCGTGGGTGAGGACGAGTTCTTAATCGAGCGTGACGTGGCGTCCTACTACCCGTCGATCATCCTGCAGTGCGGCCTGTATCCCGAGACGATGGGCGAGGCCTTCCTCGACGTGTACACGACCATCTACGACCGCAGGCTGGCCGCCAAGGCCGCGGGTGATAAGGTGACCGCGGACACGCTCAAGATCGCGCTTAACGGCACCTTCGGTAAGCTCGGTAGCCGCTATAGCTGCCTGTACTCACCGGGACTGCTCGTGCAGGTCACGCTCACCGGCCAGCTCGCGCTGCTCGACCTGATCGCGATGGTCGAGGCCGCGGGCGCGCAGGTGGTGAGCGCCAACACCGACGGCATCGTGATACGGGGCAAGAAGACGCGCTACGTGGCCGTGCAGGAGGCTGTGGTTAAGTGGGAGAAGTGCACGGGCTTTGTGACCGAGGAAACTTCGTACCGCGCGCTGCACTCGCGTGACGTGAACAGCTACGTGGCCATCAAGCCAGACGGCCGCGTCAAGCTCAAGGGCGCGTACGCCACCACCACGCTCTCAAAGAGCCCGGCTAACGAGATATGCTCGATCGCGGCCGTCAAGTACTTGGCAGAGGGCGTGCCCATCAGGCAGACCATCTACGGCTGCGAGGACATCACGCTCTTTGCCACGGTGCGTGCGGTGCGCACGGGTGCGATCTACCGGGGCAGGTACTTGGGCAAGGTGGTGCGCTGGTACCGGGGCACTGAGGGCGACTTCATACGCTACAAGAAGAACGGCAACAAGGTACCCAAGTCAGACAACGCGGTGCCAATCATGGAGCTGCCAGAGGTGTTACCCACTGATATCGACTATCAGTGGTACATGAGCGAGGCGGTAAAGATTCTGATAGACGTAGGTCTTCATAAACTTTATTGACTCAGTTAAAAAAAAGCTTTACATTGTCAATTCACACGGAGAAACACATGCTCACACGATATATTGCTTTTGTAGTTAAGGCCTCAGTAGTTTTTTACGCGCTCTTCATCCTGTACTTTGTTATTTCTTACGGGATGTGATCATGGAACTCAAACCAGAGCACTTACCCTACGCCCCAGCCTCGGCCACCAACGTGCAACGCACTTGGAAAAAATACGGCTGGACCCCACCCTCAAAAGATTCAGAAACCATTGCCAAGTGGGACTACTACAAGAGTCTCTCGTTGTTATCAGAAACCGCCCTACACATTAAAAAGGATTAAACCGTGGAACAAATTACACAGATCGCATTGAACAAAGCCATTGTTTTATTAAAGGCCATCAAGGCCGAGTACGTCATCCAGATACCGGATGAGCCAATCATCAACGAGGGCTCGCTTGAGGTGGTCGCACCGCGCGAGCGTAAGAGGCGTCAGATGACGGTACCCTACGGCACGTACAGCACCTTTTTAACCGGCAAAGACTTTGACAAAATGCAACCCAGTGACGTGTTTTTACTTGAACCCGGCGAGTTTGATGCCGAGTCGTTGCGATCGGCGGCCGTGTCGCGTGGGTGCAAGTTGTGGGGCAACGGCTCGGTCATAAGCACCATTAAAAACAACGTCATTGAGTTCATGAGGCTGCAATGACACCTGAAAAAATCCTACGCAACCTTGACCACGGGTTCTTTATGACCCACCAAGAGCAGTCCGAGGCCGCGGCGTTGATACGTGATCAAGAGAAGTCAATCAAGGCGCTGCACGAGAACCTGCACGACTACGCGGCCGAGATCGTGCGCCTGCGCTCGCAAATCCGTGCGGCGTGGTCGGCACTGCAGACTGGGCATGACGTCGACGTTGTGGCCGCCATTGATATCTTACGGAGGTCCAATGAAAGAGCATCGTGAATTGCAGACGCTGATCGACCAACTTGAGGCGCATATCAGGGCACAGGCGGCGGAGATTGAATCACTGCATAAGCTGCTTGACAGCACGGTTAGCCTCGCGCCTGCCATAACAAGAGACGCCGCACGCTACCGTTGGCTGCGTAAATACACAGGGCAGATGTTCATGGCAACTGAACAACAGGTGGATGATGAGGTTGATAGTGCGATGAGCGGGGGTGTGAAATGACCGTCTATGAAGATGAATTTATCCGTGTACGCAATCGCCCCGATCAATGGATGCCGGACATAGAGCATCGAAGGCTTGAGCGCAGAGTAGTCGGCACATACTTCTTTGGCTTGTTTAAACGATACGAGTTTTACTATACAGAATGGAGTAAAGAATGAGCAAAGAACCCGTAGCATACGTTGTGTTCATCAACGGCGCACCGCAGTCAGTGATGCTAAGGGATCACGCCATTGAGATTGATGATGAGTTGGTCCACTCAATACCTGTGTATGAGAGCGTACAGAAAGATTGGTACTTCATCAATGAGGTGCAATTTAAAACGCTTGCTAAAAAGTTTGGGTATGTGAAGGAGAAGGCGAAATGAAACACAAACACGCAGAGTTAATCAAGGCATGGGCTGACGGGGCACAGATTCAAGGTAAAAGTGAGTATGTGGAATGGCACGATTTAAGACACCCGTCTTGGAATAAAAGTTGGCAATATCGCATCAAGCCCGAACCAACGCCTGACTTGTACAAATACGTTGATGTCAGGGCGGTTAGGGATGGCATTTGTCAATGGACTACGTGCCTGCCTGAAGAGGCGAACTTGCGCTTGATTTTCGACGGCGAAACCAAACAATTGAAATCAGCGGAGGTGCTATGACCGACTTCACATCTGAATCACTTGAGCAGGTGCTTATCAAGATAAGCCAAGCCCTTGAGTGCGTTGTTGCGCGTCCAACAAAATTGATTGTGCCAAAGAAGTTGTTACGACAAGCTATTTTTATCATGCACGGCAAACACAAGGCACACCTAATGCCGTTTAAACAACGTAAGGCAACACGCAGAGCGAAGGCTCGACAACACGCATCATTTATGACACCGAGGTGGGCAGCATGACAATCAAAATTACTTACGACCATGAGTGCGATGGTTGCAAAAAGATAATCATGTCTGAAAACTACAACTGGGCAAGTTTTCCAAGCTATACAACGCCGCAACCCCAAAGAGGTAATGCGTTTGTTTTATTTGGTGTTAACGCTGACCTGTGTAGTGAGTGCGCTCAACCGCTGCAAGAGGCTAAAGAACGCATGATGGAAAAAATTATTGAAGCGAGGGGCCTAACATGAGCGCACTCAGACGCATTAAAAAAGTAAAAGAAGGTTACGAAGTCACCGTCTCTTGCACCAACAAGCCGATGCTGACGGCATTTTATCGTACCTACGAACAGTGCGAAAAATTTGCAGACGATTACTTTCTTGATTACTTAGGCGTAGCCCTGAAGAGTGTCCATCACCCCGAAGGCGATGGCATAGAGCCTGATGGTGTTAACCCCGACTCACTTGAAACGATTGAGATTGAGATACCTATGAGCAAACGATTGAAAGAACTTGCTGAACAAGCTGGATTGGAAGAGCTTGGTGATGGGGATTGGTGCTCATTAAATCACCCTGATGTACGAGCCGAACACCTTGAACGCTTTGCCGAACTTGTGCGCCAAGACTATTTGCGTGAGTTGAAAGCGTTGAAGCCTGTGGCTTACATGGATAGCAAAGGAATACTGTTTAACGACACTACACACCCGCATTTGAACACAGCACTCTACGCACTTGAGGTGACGAAATGACCGACACAAAACAACCCGAAACGTTGCGCTTGGCTGATGCGCTTGTATGTACGAGCGTCATATATCCAAGGGCGCAAGCAGCCGCTGAACTACGCCGCTTGCATGAAGAAAACGAAACACTTAAAAAATGTCTGTTTCAAATGCAAAACGCAGCGATTGAGTTAGCCAAGCCTGAGCAAGAGCCTATTGGTTGGTTTTTAAAAGACCATTTAGAAACTTACATGGAAAGCTATAAAGATATTGAAGGAGCAATCCCACTCTACACCTCACCACCACGCAAAGAATGGGTCGGTTTGTCGGTCAATGAAGGTCGTGACTTTTTTGAAAGCAAATTGACAAGAGCGGAATTGATTGCTGAGATCAGCGAATTTTTGGAGGAGAAAAACAATGCCGTTTGAACCGCACCCAACCGACCCAACAAAGGTTATTTACAAGACGAATGAGTACTGGATACCCAAGCCGTGGGTAGGCCTGACTGATGATGAAATAAAAGAGGTGCTTGATTTAAACGTAGCACCTTGGTCGTTATCAGGGGTTGCGTTGCAGCATGTAATGGATGACGCTCGTGCCTTAGAGGCCAAACTTAAAGAGAAAAACGGTGGCTAAGCCTAAAGCAGATTACACAGTCACTCTTAACGAACCGCCAATGACTCAAGAAGAAATAAGCCGCAAATTTGTTGAAAACGCCAAAAAATACCTGCAACAACAAATCGACTTTTATAAAAAATTGAACCAGTTAAAAAGGAATGAAATGACACCATCGGAACAACTGCACCTTGATGCCGCGGAATACGCACACATGCGGTTAGAGCTATACAAAGCGGCAAAGAAAGACGGCTCAGTTATAAAAAGAACACCCGAACAGATACAAGGCATTTGGTTGGCTCATTACGAGGGCTACGTTGCGGGGTACGAAGCCAGAGCGGAAAAATGAACATCCCCGCTGACCTACCAATGTGGATGCTGTGGTGGTACGGCGCATGGTGCGCATTCTTATTATTTTTAAAGTGGTGGTTTAAATGAAAGAATTGACTGATTTCCAGAAGAAGTTCTTTGCCCGCGGCACCAACTCACGGGTGTTCACGCAGGAGGAGTTTGACGAGGCGCTGGCGCTTGCCAAGGCCGAGATCATGCAGATCGCGATCAACACGACCAAGACCGCGATTTCAATTGAGCGCGAAGAGTGCGCCAAGATTGTTGACGCGATGCGTAAGGGGCTCGATGGTGTGGACGTGCCGATGGTGCTGGACGTGGCGCTCGAGCAGCTCGCAACGCAGATCCGCGATAGGCTAACGAAGCAGCGGCATGGTTAAGGGGTCCGACATGGAACTGAACGAGCAAGAGTTAAAAGGTATTGCGCAAATAGGCGCAGCAATACGCGCCAACGCGCAACAAGTAGGTGGCGCGCACTACGCCACCAAGGCCATACAGCCGTGGGATTTTATTATTGCCAACAACCTCGGCTACCTCGAGGGCAACATCGTGAAGTACGTCAGCCGGTGGAAGGACAAGGGCGGTGTTGAGGACCTGAAAAAAGCGCGGCATTACCTAGACAAGTTAATTGAGGTGAACGATGAAAACATTTGACGGTCTTGAAAGCGCCCTAGTTGGCAGAGCCGAAGTTTGGCAACCAGACGGTAACCGTGTTACCCGGGCAGTCTACGACGGTGAGAAGATCATCAAGCTGCTCATGCAAGACATGCCGCAAGGCGAGGCACGCGAGTACTGCGACTTCAACATCGAGGGCGGTTACCACGGTGAAGACACCCCCATTATTTTTTGGAATCACGATGAATGACGACGAGCTGTTCAAACTATACGCCGGCATGGCGATGCAGGCCCTGATAACGGCCGCCAAGGTGCCTTGGGATTTAATCCCTCACTTGGCCAACGAGATGGCGCAAAAGATGATTGCCGAGCAGGGGAGCTCGTAGTGGCCGGCTACTCACTATCACTGATCAGGCAGATCAACGACACGCCCTTCACGCCCTTCACACGCTTGGCCATGAAGGCCATCGAGCTTGACGTGAGCATCGTGGATATTGCCGACCACCTAGAGGTGTCACGCACCGCGGTGTACGCGTGGTTCTTGGGCAGGTACGAGCCAAGCGCTGATAAATTTACCAAACTGGAGAAATACCTTGAACGAATGTGAACAGGCATACCAAGACTGGCTCAAACTGCTCGACGACGCCAACGCACGCGACCTGCTCGAGGACCCCTACAACATCTGGCTAGAGGCGTGGGAGCAGGCGCGCATTACACAGGAAAAGCCCGCTGGTTAGGCGGGCAAACAACCCTGAACGGTTGAGGAGTAAAATTATTTGTTAGGGTTAAAATAATTAAAACCCTTTCTAATTGCGCCATACGCCAACGGCCCATACTCATAGGCTAGAGATGGTGCCATGGCTGCAACGCCAGCAGCTTTAACCAGTGGATGTGGTGCCAGCATCAAGGCACCACTGACGCCTTCTAGGCCGTGCAGCATTGCGTCTCTGTAGTTGCCCCTCATAAACTCTTCGTATGCTTGAGGCAATTTGTACGCAGAGATAGCGCCTAAGCCTGCGCCGACTTTAGGGCCAGACACATAGCTAGCAATTTTTTCTGCGGCAGTTGGTACAGCTTTTTGAGCTGCTAACATTTCAGCTTTTGAGCCTGCAACTTGTCTCTCTAATCGATCTACTGTTGACGCTAGTTTAGGATCAATAGATGACTGCGCAGCGGCCTCTGCAGCTTGCGCAGCTTCACGAGCAATAATGGCTTCTTGCAAAGTTTTGTCAATATTGCCAACCATCATGCCCGCGCGAGTGCCTTCTGAGCTTCTACCGGGCTCCACGAGCAATCCGCTAGGTAGCTGAGCGCTAGGTCCAAAAACCCGTTGGGCTTTAGGCTCAGTTGCTGCGTACTGGGCAACGGCATCTTTAGCGCCGCCTTTGCCCACAAGTTGGTTTTCAATAATTGGATTTACATTGCCATACTCGGACTTAAACCAGTTTTTAGAACCGTAGCCAGCCTGAGGAGCCATTGCTTTTACAAACAGTTCTGGGCTTTTAACAAAGTCTTGCGGATCAACGCCTAGCTGCATAGCGCGTTGCGTAACAAATTCCATCAGCATACGATTACGCGCTAGCTCCATTTGAGCAGCTTCAGTCACGCCTTGAGCAGCTGCAAAAGGCGCACGAGCACTTTCTAGTTGCTGTGATGCAACGCGACCTTGCGCACGCAGACCAGACAGCTCGTCTTTTAGATTTGCTGCACGATTTTTAGCTTGCGAATCAATCGGGTCAAGCGGAAAAAACTTATTAGCCCCGTACCCAACCGCGGCGCCCGCTGCAATTGCTGCTGGGTTTACATCAGAGCCTTCTTCAGGCGCTGAAGATGAGCCTGTAGCTGTTGGTGTAAAAGGCGCGTATCGATCAACAGGCTTAGCCTCAGACGCAGCAGGAGCGCCGCCATCGAAGGGGGCGTAACGATCAAATTTTGCCATTATCTAAACCCCGGTGAATTTTGCATGATCGTATCCAACAGCTTTGAATACTTTTGCGTCGCTTCGTAGTACGCACCAGCAGGTTGTCTGAAAAACCCGCTAGGGTCTCTGCCTCGCCCTGTTTTTGTCTCGTACTGCTGAAGGCCTTTGTATATGTCATTCATGACTTCGTACTCAGCGGCACGGCCTTGTGCCCATGAGTAAATATTTGCTGCAAGATTAGGCGTACCAGCCTGCGCTGCTTGAAAAAGTCGTGCGTCGTTGTCCGTTGGGTTGACGCCTAACAAACCGCGATTCGTGCTCATTGACGCTAAAAACTCTTGCCCAATCAGTCTTGTCAGCTCTGTCACGGCAAGACGTTGATTCTTGGTTAGGTTGGCAGTCTGTAAATACTTTTCAACGGGTATGGATATTGACCCAAAGTTGCCTAGCTTTATGCCCTCTTGGGCGCTCGCAAGGAAGCCGTTTAACATGCGCTGAAAGCTATCGTTATCCTTTGCGTTTTGCAGCAGACCAGTTATTTCAGGATTTGCAGTTAATATTTTTAAAATACCGTCGGTGCGATTCAAGTTTTGAACCGTCTTGATGTTGTCAAAACTTTTAAGTTTGGCGGTTTCTTCTAAATAAGGCTTGTCTAGAGCTTCTAAATTAGCCTTATAAATATTTTGTTGTGATTCAGTTAATTTAGCAATTTGATCTTGTATTTCTTTTTCTGATGCGCCCGGTGCGGGTTTAAAAATATTGTTATTAAAACGCGACTGATATGTACCATTGGATAACTGCCTATAGCCAAACTCAACGGGTGCTTCAGTATTTTCAGACGCGGGTGTGGATGCTGGAGGGGTGTTACCTCTTCCTCGTTGATCTTCTGTGTCCTCAGGCGTTTTTGGCGTACGATCGCCGTCAATGCCGGGCACAGCGCCAGCAGGCAACGGCTCTGGTCGAGCAGGACCGCTGCTTAGATTTGGATTAGATGCGGGTGCGCCTGTTTGCGAGGGCTGACTTACACCCGCATAATTAAACGCATTTGCAACTGCAGCAGCGCCGTAGTCTCTATTTAATTTAGCAACGTCTACGCCAGCTTTAAGCCCGTCAATGATAAGTTTTCGTCTTTCAGTGTCCATTGTCGCTGCGTCTTTTACAGTCGCAGCAATCTTCGGATCAAGCAACGACATGGCTGTAAAGAACTCAGGCGTAAACTTACTGCCAAGACCAATTATGCCTTCGCCTGATCTTAAAGCGTTGCTTGCTTCTGTTGGAGTTTTAAAACCCATGACGTTTGCAAGCATGTTGTAGGCTTGCGTTTTATTGCCAAGCTCGTATTTCTGACCCGCTAACTGTGCACGCATCTGCGCAAGCGGTATGGCGTTTTGTTCTTCAACTTCGCGTTGCTGACCAATGACGCCCATTGCGCGACCAAAACCCTCAGCAGCAGAGCCTGTGCGACCGGGGTCAGCCATCGCAGCGGCAACTTTTGCTAAATTTATAGTGCCGCCACGATTCTCAAGCGCTTTTAACTGAGCGTCGATTGCCTGCGTGTACTTAGCGAGCGCTTCGGGATCTGCGCCAATGCCCATCGGCGGAGCTACTAAGCCACCCGATAACGGTGCGCCTGCAACTGAAGTGACCATGATTTATTCCTTAAATATTTACTTAAATCAAATAACTATCAGAGCCCGTTTGCGGCAAATCGCCATAATTCCCGCTTGAAGGATCAATAGCCGGTTTAGTCCCACTACCAAAAGTCTTGCCAAGCCACCCGCCGATATTATCTATGATGCTCGGCCCACCGCTTGCAGGTGTTTGAAAGAACGAGCCAATACCAGCGCCAAGCGAGCCGAGCTGCATGAGCGGCGAGGTCTGGTACGCGCCCGGAATCGGTCCTGTGTAAGTTGACGACACAGACGTTGGAATCGTGAAGCCCTTCATCAGAGCTGCTTGCTGCGCTGCAACCTGCAGCGGGAACAACTGCTGATTCTGAGCCATCTGCTGCTGCTGACCGCCCATCGTGCTGAGCGCATTAACATCACCCATGCCCAAGTTCTGCGTCGTGGTGCCTAGCGCGCCCATCTGCGCACCGCCAGTTAGTTGGCGCGCTAGATCAGCTTGGGCTGTCGTCAACGCGTTCTGGTAACCGGCTGCGAGTAAGCCCTGCTGCTGACCGCCCAAGTTCTGCAGCGCGTTTGTGACGTTCTGGCCAAGCACGTTAGCGCCACGGGTCGAGCCAAACTGACCCGAACCCACAGCACCTGCTGTTGCTTGAGGCGAGATCGTGTTGCGAATGTTCTGCAGACCTAAGCGACCTGCCTCATCAACGACGTTGTTGATGTACGGGTTCATGTAAGCACCCGCCATGTCTGGCGCGCCAGTGGTCGCAGCGTTCATCGTAAGCGCGTTTGCAGACTGCAGGTTTGGCTGGTAGTTACCAACGTTTGCGGCTGTCTGATTAAACGCTTGTTGCTGCAGAGGTTGCGCACCAATGTACTGAGCATTTGCGCCTGCTGCCGTGCTCGTACCGGCCAAGTTGTTCAGGTAATCCATGTACCACGCGGGCGCGGCCGTGGCCTGCTGCTGCGTGGTCGTGATGTTAGGTAGCGCCGCACCCTGAGTGAACGTGCCGCTCGAGGGTGAAGAGGGCGTGCCGAGCTGAGGGGGCGTCACGTAATTAGACGGCGCAGCGGTCAAGTTTGGACCTGTTGCGGCGTTGAACGTCGCACCCGGTGTTGGGGCAGCCGCCGCAGCAGTCAGTGGGGAGACTGGCACAGACGTCGGGTCAAAAGTTGTCAGATCAATGTCAGCCATGATTATTTCCTTCCTACGTTTTGTAGCGCTTCTTTCATGTACTCAAGAGGCGATGCTTTTGGTGGTATTTTATCAGCGGGTGCTGACCTCGTGTGATCTCTTAACGACTCGCGAAACGCATCTAAGAGCTTGGCACCTGCGTCAGATGAGCCGTTACCAAGCGTTGACACGGTTGACGCGTCAAAAACGTACTCACCGTCAGCGAGCATCGCGGGAATGTCATCCGACTGCCCGTCGCCGCGACCCCTGACGTAGTGCCCAGTCGCGCCCGTGATGAACTCAGGAATATGCTCGCCCTCGCCACTGCCATGTGCCTGCCCACCTTCGGCCATCATCCCGCCGGGCAAGCTAGGTATACCGGTGCCGGCCATGGCCAGTGGGTTAGTGCCCGAGCCTTGATAGAGCCAGTCGGCTGCCGCTTTCTGACCCGTTGGGATGACAGGGATACCGGGCGTGGGCTTACCCATCAACTGGCTACCCGCAAACGTTGTAGGATTGCCACCAGACGTGTCAGAGCCGTAGGTGAAGTAGTTAGGTGCTTGGCGTTTTTGCAACACGCCATAGAGACGCGGATCTAGCCCCGAAATGCCTTGCTGCATCTGCGCAAGCTGCAAGGGGCTACCGCCCTCTGCAGCCCGTATAGGCGCTAGTTGCTGATACACGTTGTAATTCTCAAATGGGTTGTATTCGTTCACGTTCACACCTTGCAAGAATGTACTTTGTAAGTTACCGGGCAGCGCCCCCGGACTTGAACCTTGGGCACCTGCGTACATGTACGAGGGTGCCATCGCAGCGCTTGGTGCCGAGGCCTTAGGCGGCGTGATCGCTGCCTGCACCAACGGTGGCGGGTTGATGATAGGCGGGTTTATATCAATTGGCGGTTCTACGTCAATTGGGGGCGTAACGCTTGGTGGCGGGTAGATAACAGGCAACGGCGGCTTGACTGTGGATGTACCACCACCGCCTATATTGCCACCACCGATTGGCGGCTCATCAATCTTTACCGTTTTTATTGGCTCCCGCAAGACGGGTTGCGTTTCAGTTTGCAACGCAAAATCTGTCAACGGGCTTGTTTCTGCAACAGGCTGTGTAATAGGCTGCGTTTGTGCAACGTGCTCAGCCCCTGCCTCAGTTAGCGCGCCTTCTTTTGTTACCCAATCTTTAGCAATTGCTTCTGCAGGTGTTGTTCCAAGTTTTGTTGAATTTAATAAAAAAGCAAACGCTGCGGGTAACCTGTCAGCTTCATCTAGCTTATCTGTTGCTTTGTTAACATCTTGTAGGGATTGCTCAATTGACGCACCGTTGCCATTGCCCCCGCTCCCACCGGAATTTTGACTAGCAAAAACAACAGCCGCTCCGACGTCTTTTAAAGACGCACCGTCTTTAACCAAACCTTGTAAGAAGTTCAATGTTTTAACAGACGGCGTATCAAGTGCAACACTTGAATACAAATCACTGATAGATGTTTTTACCTGTGATTTTAATAAATCAGGAATAGCGTCGCCGGTTTTTAAATTATTTAAAAGTTCTTGAACCAACGAGCCGTCTGTCTTTTTTCCAACAGCTAACAAGTCATCAATCAGCGTTGCACCTGCGGTTTTCTGAAATATTCCGCTGTTTGATTCATCTAGCAAGCTGCTTACTAAAGCCTTGCCGGCAACGCTTGTACTGTTTTCTGTTTTTCTTAAAAAGTCAAAAGTTTTTGATGGCTCAACAACATTCATCACCCCGTTCGGAGCGAGTTCAAAACCATAAAACTTGTTAGTAAAGCTGTTAATGCCCTCAAGGCTGCTAAGCGTAGGTGCTATCTGCTCGCCATAAAGCTTTAAACCTGCACCGACTTGTCCAGCAGGTGGTAAAGCAGCCAAGCTGGTAACGGGCGGCAAGCCTTTGCTTGAACCAGTCAGTGCAGCGGGTAAGTCGCCAAGAGCTTGTGCAATATTTTGCCCCTCTTGCGTTACAGGCGTGTAGGACAATCGCTCTGCAATGTTATTGGCAACAGTGTCAATAACTTTTGGATCAACTGGCGCTCCTGTAGCAAGGTCGTACCAAGTTTTACCCACACCATAGCCGGCTGCTGCGACGTTCCCCGCAACAAAGCCTAGTTGATTCATACCTGCTTCAAACAAACCAAGCGCTTGATTTTTTATTTCAGTTGGAAAATTAGCCAAGTAATCTAATAGACCACCAGTGTTTTCTGTTGTCAGTTGACTATTTTGAGCGCTAACTACATTACCCTGCGCGTCAATTTGTGGGACAGCAGAGCCGTATGTTTTTGTTGGCGCGGTTACTACCGGCAGCGCACCCGCGCTTGTCGTT